CCTATCCCGAACTGTTGGATCTGTTGCGTGAGCGTGGACTCAGGCACATCACTTTTGAAACCAATGGTACCCAAGAACTGCATCGTGAGTTTAGACAGTACTTGGCCAACTGGGCTGGCGAGATAACATTCTCGGTCAGTCCCAAGCTGTCAGTGTCAGGCGAGAAGTGGGAAGATGCAATCAAACCCGACATTGTGTATGATTACGAAACAGTGGGTGTGACCTATCTCAAGTTTGTGGTCGAAAAGATTGAAGACTTTGACGAGCTGGATCGTGCTGTGGACGAATATCGACTGCGAGAGTTTGCAGGTCCGGTGTTTGTGATGCCCGTGGGCGGCGTTGTGTCAGTGTATGACGGCAATCGAATCAACGTGGCCGACGAAGCATTGCGTCGTGGCTATTGGTACAGTCCTAGACTGCACGTTGATCTTTGGGGCAACGGGTGGGGCAAATGACGCCAGACGCGGCTCTGGGAGTAATAGATATGTTTGACAAAATTAAAGGTTGGCTGGGGAAAAATAAAAAATCACCTGAGCCCAAGACCGAGAAACCGCCAAAGACAGCCCCGAAAAAAACTGAAAAAGAACTAGCCACTGCTGCCGGAGAACCTTGGGTGCAAGTGTTGCGTATTGATGTTGATCCCAACAACTTACATCAAGGTGCATTTGAACTGGACTGGAACGATATCTTTGTGGCACGCCTGGTCAAGGCCGGCTACATGATCAAACGTGAAGATACCGACGCAGAAATTGTTGATCGTTGGTTTCAAAATGTTTGCCGTCATGTTGTGATGGAAACCTGGGAACAAGAGCAGGCCATGCGCCAGAGTGGCATCTATGTCAAGACCACAGACATTGGCGGCGGCCGTAGTGAGGTATCATGATATTCAATCACATAAAGCAATTGAAGAAAGAAGGCAAACGCATAGGCATCACTTTCTCAACCTTTGACATGCTCCACGCAGGTCATATTGCCATGCTGTCAGAAGCCAAGAATCACTGTGACTACCTGATTGTTGGACTGCAAACAGACCCAACTATTGATAGACCTGACACCAAAAATCATCCTGTACAATCTGTTGTGGAGCGACAAATACAGTTGGCCGCATGCCGTTATGTTGATGAAGTTGTTGTGTACCAAACTGAACAAGATCTTATTGACCTGTTGCTGATCTTGCCCCTGGATGTACGTATCCTTGGCGTAGAATATGAACAGAAAGATTTCACAGGACGTGGCGAATGTTTTGATCGCGGCATCGAATTAGTGTTCAACCGCAGAGATCACAGTTTTTCAAGTTCTAGTCTGCGTAAACGTGTAGTGGTGGCCGAAACAGAAAAAGTTTTACTGCAAAGATGATTCTATACGTCAACGGTTGCAGCCACACCGCCGCTGCCGAAGCTGTGGTATCTGCCTGTTTTGCCAAAGATGATGGGCGACACGGCATAGATCGTAGGCCGCATCCGGTAAATTTAGCGGCCAGCTGGGGGGCGCACTTAGCCAGTGCCCTGGGCGCAGATTTGGTATGCGAAGCCGAAAGTGCTGGCAGCAATGCCAGAATCATACGAACCACCACGGAGTGGATTGAACAGAATCCACACTTGGTGCCCGATACCTTTTTTATCTTGCAGTGGACCACATGGGAGCGAGAAGAATGGTTACATCAAGGCACATGGTATCAAGTTAATGCATCAGGTCTGGATTGGGTTCCAGAGTCACTGCGTGATCGTTACCGTCAATTTATAATTGATTTAGATTACAAAAAAGTCAGTGTTGACAGTCACAATCAAATTTGGGCGTTCAAACAATTGATGGATGCAAAAAATTGTCGTTATTTGTTTTTTAACGGCCACAGTGCCTTTAGCGACATACATGATCGGCAAGATTGGGGCATCAGGTACATTGACCCATACGGACGCAACAGCAGCTACCACAATTGGCTTTTAAACAACGGTGGGCAGTATGCCAACCCAAAAAGCTACCATTTTGATGCCAAAAGCCATAGACTTTGGGCCAACTATGTGTTACAATACCTGTATTGTAACCAACTTGTGGACTGTAACAGTGAAGTACCTACTGATTGACACTGCCAATTTGTTTTTTCGTGCACGCCACGGTGCTCACAGATCAGCTGACACATGGAGCAAGCTGGGCATGGCCCTGCAAGTGACGTTCATGAGTGCCAACAAGGTGGCTCGCAAATTTGGTGCAGACCATGTGGTTTTTGCACTAGAGGGACGCAGCTGGCGCAAAGACTACTATGAGCCTTACAAACGCAATCGTGCCGAAGCTCGTGCCACGCTGAATGAACAAGAAGCCGAAGAAGATCAGCTGTTTTGGGAAACCTATGATCAGCTCACTAAATACTTGTCTACCCGAACCAATTGCAGTGTGATTCGTTGTGCCACAGCCGAAGCTGATGATGTCATAGCACGTTGGATTGCCCTGCACCCCCAGGATCAACACACCATTGTCAGCAGTGACTCAGACTTTGTGCAACTGGTCAATCACAATGTGCAACTGTACAACGGCATCAATGGATGTTTGTTCACTGTGGACGGGGTCACAGACGAAAAAGGCAAAAGTTTGGCTTTTACCATAGGCAGCAACAGCAAGATCAAGGTTGGCAAAGCCGACAGTGCATTTGTGCCCCCGCCCAACTACAATCGCTGGGCACTGTTTTTGAAATGTGTGCGCGGTGATCCCGGTGACAATGTATTCTCAGCATATCCCGGCGCCCCCATCAAAGGCAGCAAAAATCGAGTGGGACTGACCGAAGCATTTGAAGATCGTGATCGTCGTGGCTACAACTGGAACAATCTCATGCTGCAACGCTGGACTGATCACAACGGTGCCGAACATCGTGTGCTGGATGATTACGAACGCAATCGTGTGCTGGTGGATCTCACTGCACAGCCCGATGCAGTCAAACAAACAGTGGATCAATGCATTCGTGAACAAGTCAGTCACAGAGACGTGGGCATGGTGGGCGCACACTTTCTCAAGTTCTGTGGCAAATACGAACTCAACAAACTGAGCGAGCAGGCCGAAGTTGTGGGTCGCTGGCTCAATCAAACCTATCAAGGAGCACTCAATGACAATAATTGCCAAGCCAGTGGTTGACAATGAATACTGGATTCTCAAGCAAGATGATCAAAAAGTAGGCAACATCCAGGCCGTGGATGATGGTTACCAGGTCACCATTGCCAACAAAATTGTCAACTACAAAACCATTCCCATGCTGTGCCGCAGGGAGAATGTGGAATTTGCACCAGCGGCCACACCATCACCACAGCCCGCAAATCAAGTACACGGCTTTGCGGTACAGGGGCGTGTGTTCAATGCACTGTGGAATGTGCAACTGCGACTGCCACTGTTTACCAAAGACACCAAATCCAAGTCTTGGTTTGCAGCTGGTTGGTATCGTGTGCGTCAGCATCGTGTCTGGCGCACAGTACAACAGCCCAAACTGATCACTCTGCAACGATACGAATATCGTGGACCATTTCATACCCGGGAGCAAGCCAATGAATCCGTTTAGAGATCAAGAAAAATTCATGCGGGCCTGTGATCAGACCACAGACCATCAAAATCTCGAACAGTACCAAATGTACTGCAATCTCATCCGAGAAGAATTTGAAGAACTGGTGGCCAGTCAAACTGCCGAAGACGACCTTGATGCCTTGATTGACATCCTTGTGGTCACAATTGGCGCCATACACAGCCTGGGCGCTGATGCCGAGGGAGCATGGAAAGAAGTCATGCGCACCAACTTTGCCAAGATTGACAAGGACACTGGCAAAGTACGCAAGCGTGAAGATGGCAAAGTGCTCAAGCCACAGGGTTGGACTCCGCCCGATCTCAAACCGTTTGTGACAAAAAATGAAAACTCGTGAGCAAATTGTGGCTGACATGTGTATGACCTGGCGTCATGACTTTGGGCTCACTCGTGGAGAACCCGGCAGTGACGACTTTGCGCAGAACATAATGTCAGGCATGACACGGGATGAACGTCAAGCATTGTTCAATCACATGAACCAAGTGTTTGAACACTGTGTCAAAGACCTATACCAAGAACTTGCGGCATTGAAAACTGGCCGCAGTGTGCTGGTGCCTACAACCAAAACCCAGGCCATGGAAATGCTCAAGG